CTTCATAGCCGCGTAATCGTCGCGCAGCTGCTTCGTGACCACAAACTTGTCCAGCGCCAACTTGTTCTGGATCACGTCCAGGAGCGTACCCTTCACAAACTTCACAGCCTTCTTGACATCCTTCTCCAGCAGGAGGATATCAAGGGCGCCGCCATACACATCCTTGACAATAGGCGCGTTGTCCCGACGCTTCAGGACGATACCCATGGATGCGCGCTTACACTTTGTGGGGTCATCCTCGTACTTCATCCCGACATACCGCTTGCGGCAGAACAGAATGAACGGATAGAAGGTCTTCTCGTACCCGATGACAAACGCCTTGTGTGGGCAGCGAGACGTAATCATTGTCGCCGCCTCCTGACCCTGCTTGATCGCCGTTGGCAGATCCTTGGTCGGGAACTTTACGAAGATAGAATCTGTATCCCCATACACCACCGTCGCCCCAAACTCTGTCTCCACCGTCTCCTTCGCAAAGAGGAGAGACCGCCGTCCTACCGCCGTCGTACATGCAGCTACACAGATCTTGCGGATAGGCGATGTCCGCGAACCCAGCTGACCATAAATCGAATTCGCAACCACCTTGTAGGCTAGCTGAAGACCGTTAAACACCGACTTCTGCGCGTCGTCCAGTGCAGGGTCTTCCATCTTCTTGCGCGCCTCCTTGCGCTTCTTCAACATGATCTCCAGTGCTGTCGGAATAAGACCCTTCGACAGAGGATTGTCTTCCGTGGGCTGAGCGTAGATGCAGACGTGCTTACCCACGATCTTATCGGCTTCCTTGAGGTCATACGTGACCTCGTGAGACCCGGGAACTTTCTCCTTCATACCTTCAATTCCCTTGAGATTGCCACGGGTATCATACGTCTTCACTGCCACCAGCGTATCGGGCGACAAGTTCTCACCAATCATCGATGATGGGTACAGACTGTTAAAGTCGAGGACGGCTACCGGCGTATCGAGGTACATCCCAATGTGCGGAGGAAGTACAATCGCGCCCTCGTACTTTGTATCTCCCATCTCTGACTCCTGATCCAGAATGATTTGGTTGCGCTTCGATGCCTCGTAGGCGACGCGCGAGTAGATCTTGATCCCCTGACCCCGCAGGAATAGGAATTGTAGCGGAACAAAGCAGACGTCAGCCATACCCCGTGCGTTGGTCAGCGTATCCAGCTTCGCCATCAGCGTTAGGACTAGGTCGCAGTCCTGAATACAATACTTAGCAATCACTGCCCGATCAGCGGCGCTCCCCTCGTGCATCTTGAACAGCTCCATGTGATGCAGGTCGTCCTTGGTGAACGACCACTCTAGACACTTGCGGTCCTCCTCTGACAGATCAGCGAATAGTCCCTCCTCCTTAATCGTGAAACTCTTGGGCGTCAGTTCCGTCACTAGAAACTTCTGACCCTCGCGGTAGGGATTCAGGGTGTTAGCCACAATATCAAACCGCACGTAGTTCCCCACATACAGACCACGCGTGGTCTTGGTATTGATCTTCTTGCCATCCAGCGATACCACCTTGTCGCGCAGAAACGTGGAAGCCACATTATCGAGCGTGTAAGAGTCCAGATTGTGTTCGCGCCGCATATTCAGAAGCAAGTCAATCGTCAGCCGACCAGGAGTCTTCATGTACTGCACCTCGTACTTCCCCGACGCCAGCTCAAACGTCTTCTTCTGCAGGGTATCGCCCCAGATAGACCCGCGGCCGAGATTCAGGGTTAGTCCGTTGATTTTTGCTCGCTCTACCATGAACTTGTCATCAAAGCCATACGTATTGTAGCCGCAGATGATATCAGGCTCCTCCTCCTTGACAAACTGCTCAAATGCCTCAATCATCTCCGCCTCCGTCTCATATCCTTCAAATGTGACAGTAGGATCATCTGACGGAGATACGCTACCCCACACAAACACCTTGCGCCGATACGTCTTCATCATATCATTAGACCACCGCAGCGTGATCCCGATCTGGATAACGGGGTCGCCGATATCTCCACCCACCAGCTTTTCAAGATCCCTTGCAACTGCATCCCAGTTGTCATTCTCAATATGATGAGCATTCTTCGTGAGGAACGGAGTGAGCTTCACCTCGCGATGCAGACCTTCCAGAGCCAGTCGCCGCTGAAAGATTGTGGTCATCGACTCATCCTCTGGCGCCGTCTCCAAATCCTTCTGGATCTTCTTGGTTACATACTCCCACGACTTGCGGGGCATCGGAAACTGACCGCTCCGCGAGGTACACTCAATATCGTATGCAGCGACCAACAGAGGCACCTCCTTTCCGACAGAGCTCTTGATATTGACTGCCTCGACATACCACCCATTGATGTCATCGGACTTGATCTTGCCTGATGACACAAAACTCACCGGAGATGCAGGAGAAATCTCGCGGTCGTGATAGAACCGGAGTAGAGGAGGAAGATTCGCTTCATACACCTTGAACTCGGATGCCTTGGCAACCTTCGACAGCTCAACGAACTGCTTTTTGGACCCAACCTCTACCTTCAGGACCCGAGATGTCTTGTAGAAGTTGAACCCGCCAAACACATCATGCTTATTCTGGGATGTCAGAGTAGCGCCTACCAGAATCTTGCGAGCTTCAGGGTGGTCGTCAATGTAGAAATACGGCTTGTACCCCCGAATCTGGAGCATAGCGGTCTCGCCCTCACTGGTCTTTCCATAGACGTCAATGACATACTTTCCGTACTGGTCGTGCTCAATCCAATCACAAGGACAAAGAACGGACATTCTACTAATACTCCAGAGTAGCGAACTCATAAATGTTTATCCGTTTTAGTAATAATGACTGACCAGGAGCCTCAGACCAACAACCCGCTATCGTGGTTTTATGCCCCGACGCGCCCGAAAAATGATGTAACACAGATGGGATACGATATTCGCGACAACAAGCAGCAGCAGGACTACTACCTATCCACTGCTCGCCCACAGCCCAGTCCCTGCCAGGACTTTGACTCCAAGGCCGACTGGGCGTCTCAGTTTGTCACCATGAACTACACTGGCAATTTTGGCAATACCGCTGCTGGCGGATGCGACATTGACCTGTATTCTCGTCTCGCCCTGGGAGATGCGGGCACCCAGCGTGCCAAGGGACACCAGCAAACGTTTGCTCGTCCGTGGGCTACTACGCCTTACATGGCTGGTGGTCCGTCGGCAGGAGAGAAGGATACAGAGAGCCAGCTGATCCAGAGCGTCCCGGTGCGCACGCGCAAGGAGTGCTCTACCGTGTCGGACAAGTTCTTTGCCAATCAGTTTGATCCCCTACTCAACAGCGTCAAGACAGACATCCAGGAGGCTGGAAACTTCGTCCAGAGCTGGTCGCGCGGCGGAGATCCTACGCGTCTGCTACGCCAGAAAGCAGTATCGCAATAAATCAATATGAAAATTGTGTTCTTCGCTAATTTTATGCCCGACCCATGCGGCGCATTCTTTCATGATATTGCGATTGCAAAACTACTGCAGGCTCGCGGTCACACTGTAAGCTTTGTAACTACAAAGCGGGGGATGTACGCTATCCGCGGAGAGTATCGCGGACTTCCATGGGTATTTTACACCAATGCGGAACATGAGATGAGTGGGGCTCACGTTTGGTCTACAGCTCACTTTCCTACGCTGAACATTGTCCGTCGCTTGAATGGAAGGTTTCATAAGCCCATAGTTGTCACGATGCATTTTGGCGAGAACATAAATGAACTCCCTTATAAACCCGATTGGGCCGAGTTCCTCTGGGTTATCAGCAATCACATTACGAATAATGTTCGCTCTCGCATTGGAGAGCACCATTTCAAGACGCTGGAGCCGATTCGACCAATCATGATTGAGAACGAGGTAAAGTTCCAGGAGAGGGGTACGCCTCCTCCTGGAAAATACGTAACGCTGATCAATGCAAATATTCTTAAGGGACTGCCACTTTTTATTGAGCTCGCGACCCGGATGCCGAAGATTAAGTTTATGGGTGTTCGCCCCTATTACAACAAGATTGTAGTCCCCGAGAATATACCTAACATTAAGTGGATAGATGCTCAGGACGATATCAGGGATATTATGAGGGAGACGCGCATTCTTCTGGTTACCTCACTCTATGAAAGCTGGGGAAGGGTTGCGTTTGAAGCAATGTACAACGGGATCCCAGTCTTACATACCAAGCCAATGGATGGAACAGATGTAGCAAATACACGTGAATCTGGAAGTACCGAAGGAATGTGTGAATGGATCGCCGGTTCGCAGTTGATGCTCGATTACAATAAACTTCAGGAGTGGATATCAGCAGTCAAAACTCTTTCGGAAAACCCCGAGGAGTACGCGAAGTACTCAAAACAGGCATACGATACAGCGTACGGACTGAACATTTTTAATGATATCAACGATGTCGAACAGAAGATGTTTGATTACGGAACACGGTTTGCTCCCGCTCCCACTACAGGGAACAAAGCCGTTGCACAGCTGGCTACGCCGTCTCTTCAGTTACGTCCGCCAGCTGCGGGTGGTGGCTTGCCGCTGCGCGGAGGTCGTTTTTCGCTGAGAAGGTAAGTAGATCAGCAAGCTTCCGAGCCTTCATCAGCTTCTCGCGCACTTCGGGGGTCAGACCATCATCTACCTTCGGCACGGCAGGAATGTACTTCTGTCCGCTCACCTCCGGTACAGACGTCAAGCTAATGATCGCCTCCAAAACGTTTCCACCCGATGATTCCAGAGCCTTCTCGGCTGTGGCCTGATCGGTTCCAGTATTGTTGATAATCTCCATAACCTCCTTGCTGCTCATTTTTTATGTTCTATACACAAAGCACGAAAATGAAATTCATAGATAATCTGTGCCCCCCTGCACTTCTCTATGCGTTGTTCTTGGCTATCCAACTTGGCTTTGATGTTGCCGACTTCGCGTGGTTCACGGTTGTTACCAAGGTGATATTTGGAGGTGCAACGATCTTTATCCTTGACTTGCTGTGCCGCCTCAACCTAGGTGTTGTATCCTGGTTTCTCATCGCCACGCCCTTCCTGATCACAGCCCTGGCGACATCGATTGCCATGGGACTTCAGATTGATGAGGAGCTCAAGACGGTTGTTCGCGAGATGACGACGCACCGCGGCAAGACGGTGCATGACGACAGGGATTCGCGCACGTGGTCAAAGCTCTCTCAGTGAGCGTTTAAGGATAACGTGTTCTACAATACAAAATGGAAGAGTTCCAGACGACAATCGCCAACACACTTATCCGCGCATGGCACTCCGTGTATGCGGTGTATCTAGGAAGCTGCCGTCGCATGACAACGACGTATGCGACAGAGGTCTGGGAGCTCCATGATTTTGAGGAGGAACGGTCAGAGTATGCAGATACGCGCGAAGAGCTCCCGGAGGTGTATGCCAATAAGGTTCTTCTCCACCACACCCGCCGGGAGACGCCCGACTTTACCGATCATCGTGTTGCTGTGCATTGGAGCCTAGTTCCTCGCGAAACGTATCGAATCCGCGACCTATATGAGTCACCGATCCCCCCGTGGTATTATATTGGGTATACTACAGAGGAGGGTACTAAGGTAGATTGTACTGCTCTCCTCTCTCCATTCGTCGTCGAAGGGAATAAAATTACACGCGCCCTTCTCGATATTATTGTTGAGAATGGTAAGGGATTGCGCTGGTCCTATCTGGACAAGACGTTTAATCAGGTAGATTTTCCTTCAAATGGTATTATAATCTCTGACGCCCCTCATGGAGATGATCAAAACACTCACAGCACATCCGAATCACGGGAAGGTGGTGTGGAGATACAATGAACTTCGCACTCAGTTTTCGGATCCCAGTTTTCTATCTCGCGCCCTACGTTTTTCGGGAATGTTTGTACAGCCGCTCAGCCATTTAATTTCGTGGGTCGTATTTCTATGTTTTCCGGACATCTACGCATCGTACGGAGGAACATATGACTACAGCACCCTTCAGATGATTTTCTATGTGGTATCATCCCTGCAGGTCTTTTATTCATGTATCCTGCGCTGGAGCGAGACTATAGAATACTATACTCTCGGCACAACACTTATGGTATGGAAGATTCTCACTCTCGGACTTCGCGTACCCCCACTAGAGATCCGCTCAAATTCGCCTCAAGATCACATGTTCCAGTACTCCGCTGGAGCTCTACTTCTTCAGAACCTCGCTAATGTTTCCACCAAACATCCCCTGGAATGACTTCACCAGTTCAGCGCCCTGCTGAACCTGCGGTCCCAGGCTTGACAACGTCTCAACGAGCTGCTTTTGGGTCTCCATCAGCTCTTTGGTATCATCGCGCATCTGTAGAACCTGCTGGGGGTTCAGCTTCTGGAAAGCGTGCAGAATTGTGGTTCCTGCATCCAGATGGGCATTCAGGTTATTGTCTGAAATCTGCTCGGTCTTTGACTTTGAATGCGGCTCTGGCTCCTTCTCGTCCGTATCCTTCTCCTTCCCCTCCTTCTCGCCCTTTGAGGGATTCTCATAGCGCTCCTTGAGGGTCTGGCCTGAAACGAGAATCACAGCGACGACAGTGGCTACACTGATAGTCACCGCCGCTGTCAGAGACATCTTGACACCATAGCCAATCACTGCTGTAATCACCACTAGCCACACAGCAATATATCCAAGCTTGCGCTGAACAAGGAAAGCGACAGCTACCATGAGAATAAGGACTGCAATGGCTGTATCTAGTGTGTACTTCATTGATTATACACTAGAATTTAAACATTGGTCGTATTCGGTGCTACGGGCACCGCATTTGCCAGACCCGCCGATCCCGTGCCATTGAACGTGTATCCCGCCCGCGGCTGCTGGAGAGCCAGGACATTACCTCCACGATGCCCGCGCGTATGACGTCCGCCCTTCTTCGCAAAGCGCTTAGCCGCATACGCCGTACCGAGTGCAAAGATCGCGTCATCAACAGCACCCACGCCTCCGCGACGAGAGCGGCGCCCTCCCTTCTTCGCAAAGCGGTGGGCAGCATATCCGGTGCTGGCAGCCAGGAGGGCATCATCCACCATACCTACACCGCCACGGCGAGCACGACGACGACCACCCGCTAGCGTATTGTTACCTCCGCGGTTCGCCATCACACCGCAGTCCTTAGACGTATCCGAGTTCCACATGGCGTTTCCCGCATTGGAACCGCTCGCGCTTCCCAGAATAGAACCACCAAATCCATAACCACCTCCACGACGCGCTGCTTTCTTAGTGCGAGCCATTTGTATTTGGATGAGATTCTATTACAGGTGTCCAAGTTCCATCGGGGTTCTTCTGGCATTCGAGGACGAACTTCCTACCCAATGAACGAAGAGCTTTTGAGAGTGCCAGAGTTTTGACGCGAAGGTACCCACCTGCCGATACTGAATACACGTCAGGAACGTCGGTAGCACTAATTTCGTAGCGATTTGTATCCGTAACCGGAGTTGGCACTGGAGTAGATACTGCGTCAGAGTAAATACCCTTTTCGCCAGGCAAATCCGTATAGTACTCGTATCCTCGGGCTGATGCAGCTGTATCGCGAAGAGCTACCCGACGACTTTCAAAGGCTTGGCAGGGAGTATAGACCACTGGGATCGCATTCTGGAGAAACGTTGCCCGGTCAGCAAAGTTCATCTTTTCAAATAGACGTGTTCCGTTCCACAGCCACACATCAGCAATAAAGAGGTGAGTAGCCGTATATTCTACGCGTAAAATCGTATCTTCGTAGCACCGCTCATCCCACACAAGACGCAGGATTTGCGGCTGGGCATCCTCCCTCCGAGGAATCCAAAGCGAGACCGGTTTTGACTGCTCGTCACGAGTCAGACACAACCAACCTGGAGTACCAACACCCTGCGGAACCTTCACTGCAAACTCAGAGGGAACCTTTCCCTGACGAGTCATCCTGATCGCCGGATCCCATTTGTACAATGTTCGTAGTCGGTTCATGGTATAATGTATATAGACACACTCTGTCAAAACCACTCACTTGCTCTGGCGCGTCTCAATCGGCGGCGGGAGTTCCATGCGGGGTGCGGGGTTCGACGGCTGGGGGATTGGCGGCTGTTCATATGTCGGTACCTGAACCGATGGCGGCGGGGGAGCGACGGGCGGAGGTGCAGGGGGAGGAGGGACAAACTGCTGCTGAGGCGGCGGGGCGGGGCGTTCTACATACACGACACGGGGCTTCGGGGGCTGAATGAGACGAGAGACCCAGAACACACCCACGTGCAGACAGACAATCACCGCAATAGTGGCAAAGGCGAGATAGACAATATCGGTCAGTTCCATTGTTAGCTTGAACGATTTGGAAACTCTGTCGCATTACGCGGCTACGATAAACAGATCATCATTCTCGGACCACATGTTCTTGTTATAAACCTTGACTCGCACCGTCTCCTGATTATGAAC